GTCCCACTTCAATTTTTCTTTTAGAGGTTTAGAAACAAGTTTTGACACTGATTCTACCTCTAATTCATTTACTTCACAATAGTGAACAATTGCATCAATGTAATTAATTTTTTCTTTGGCAACAATTTTTTCAATTTCTATTGCAAATTTTGGTGGAGTCAAAAATTTACTTTCTAGTACCTTTTCTAGTTCTTTATTTGGTTCCATAGATCTCCAGTTTATCTCTAACAAACTTTCTAATGTACTCGGTGAGTAGTTTGATGTACTTTGATTTGTTTCTTTCTTCATAGACGACGCATTCTCCATTTTCACATGCCATGATAATTACAAGTTTTTTGACAGAAATACCTGTCAATTCGTACAGCATACAACCATATGCCATGCACTGCACAAAATAGTGATCAATCCACTCGCGTGGTTTTGGTTTTGCAGATGTTTTAAAGTCGATTATAGCTAACTCGCCATCATATTCAGCGATACAGTCTACAGTCCCTGCAACACCTAATTGTTTACTATACAGAGACCCTTCAAGGGCGTAAATATTATTTATAAGACTTAATTTTTGTTTAGCAATCTTAAACAAAAAGTCTGAGATTGGTTGCACCTTAGGCAAATCTTCATTTTTTAAATGATACTCTACGAGAGTATGCATATCAGTGCCGCGACTCGTAGCACGTTTTGTGATACGCTCTGCTTCTTCATTACCGACTTTTTTGCGCCAGTTTACAAAAATCTCCTTATTAAAATGACTGGTCACTGATGTAATAGAGACCAGTCTTAGAAGTTCTTCATTATCTGGAACTTTATAATATCTTACCCCATCGATAGTTTCTCTATCAAGTTGGGGCAAATCAACATCAACATGATTAAACATTAAAAACCTGCTTCCATTTTTGCAATGATGTATTCTTTAACAAGTCCAGATCGAACGATATCTTCTACACCAAACTCAATTATATCAAAAGATGGCATTTTACGCAATATGCCCATAAAATCTACAATACCATTCTTTTCATTTGTTTTCTGAAGATCAGATTGACGAGCATCACCACAGAAACAAATCTTGGTATTTTCACCAACACGGGTAATGATAGAATCTAACTCATGAAAATTAAGATTCTGATACTCATCAACAATAACAATAGCATTATCTAGAGTTGTACCACGTAAGAAAGATGTAGACCAAAACTTAATTGTCTCCTGTG